TATCCCATCCTAACTTCTTCATAATCTCTTCTGCTGATATACCATGCTTAAAGTCTTTAGACTGTCCGTCATGTGGTAAGAACATTGTACCCCAGTTATAGGATAAGTTCTTTAGTTGTGCAGAATAGCTATCTAGTGTTCTGTGGTCATCTTCTATATAACCAATGATGCGTAAGTCTGATATACCTTTTTGGCATAGGATAACTGACATACTGTCGTTCCATCCTAAGTCCATGACTACATGAACCTTCATCATAGGGTCATAAGGTACAGTTGTTATACGGTTACCTTCTTGTGCTTCTCGTATCTCGTTAGAGTATATAGCACCATCTACAGCAGCCTTACAATCACCTTCCCAGATGTTTGCATAGTCAGGGTTAGTCTTCTCACTGTGTTGACGTTCTATTTCTAACACTTCAGGAAACCAAGGATTGTCAGTATAGTTTACTTTAACAACCTTAGCATTTTCTGGTGGATTAACCACAAATCTAGTATATGTATCGTCTGTATCTATATTAGGGTTGAATGATACCCATATCTCTGAATTAGGTTTACGTATTGTAGGTATTAATATGTCCCATGACTTTTTACTAACTGTCTGTGCTTCTTCTACCCAAACAATGTCACAACCTTCAAAAGACTTAATAGACTCAACAGTATTAGTAGCAAGACCAGTAAAGCTAAATGTACTACCGTTACGACCTCTAATCTCTGCTTCTAAGACTTCGTAGAAAGCTCCTAGACCTAAAGATTGTATCTGGTCATTAAGTAATGTATGTACTGATTGTTTAATACTACGTTGTATTTCTCTGGCACATAAGACACGTGTTGGCTCATTGGCTGCTTTTATAAGCAATGCCCTTGCCATAGACCATGACTTGCCTGAACCTCTACCACCGTATGCTACTTTGTAACGGTGTGGCTCAAATAAGAAGTCTAGCTTATTCGGAAATGTTGCTATCGTCTGGCTTGACAAAGTTAATCCCAATGCTTATAGGTAAATTAGAACCATCTACGCCAGTCAACTCTGTAGTTGCTACTGACTTACCATCTATTCTATCACCTAATTCTTTTATGGCTGATACATCACCTGAAGCTGCTTTATCTATTAAAGCCTCTGCTATCTGTCTTAATCGTTCTGCATCTGATTGCACTACAGCACGTCTAAGTGTTTCCGCCCATAACCTATTGGTTTTACTGGAATAATTATTTCCTTTATTTACTTCTGAGCTACGTTCTGCTGCTAGTTTTTTACGTTCTTCGTTATCCATTGTTATGCAACTCCTTATAGGTTGGTTGCCCTCTGTTATAGTTCTGAGTCTTTGTTGTTACCCTTAAGTGGGTATATCATTCTTTGGTATGTTTCCCACCATTCTTGACTATAGTCTGTATTCTGATAGTCTTTAAAGCATGGTGTTCCTAATGTGTGATGCACTAATTTGGCATCTGGGTTGTATTCGTATTCTGTTTCTAGCCAGTTCCATATCTCGTCTAGCTTACCTACTTGTTCTTCAGGATACTTTAGCCATTCAAACCTGTGTAGGTATTTACCTGTTTGTTCTTGTATAAACTGAGGTGTTAGTCTTTTATTTAACCAATGTGAGCAGTTCCATAACATAACGCTTGACCAATTCTTTTTAGGATAGTCTTCGTTCTTTGCACCTAGATATTTAACTGGATGCTTTGTTTGGTAGTGATGCTTGACTACCTTGATTGCTTCATCTGTATCAAAGTTTGCTAGTATTTCTGCTATATCTGTTCTGCATATCATATCGCCATCTACGAATAATGCGATACCTTTAAAGTTATTTAGATATGGCACTAGAAAGCGTGAGTAGATAAATGCGTTACTACCGTCTGTGTGTGTTTCTTTGTAGTCTTTTAAAGTGTTTAATGCTAATGGTGTAAAACTTACCGGTATAGATGACTTCTCTATAACTGACTGGCAAAAGTTATGATAAGCAATTGGTTCTACCTTGCCATCATATCCTACATATATATCTAGTTTTACCACTTTACTTTGTTTGCCCAAAAAGCGGCACTCATTTTTCCTTTAGCAATGTTCTTAGCGTGTCTTGCTTTAAAAGACTTTGCTCTATCTGTATTTGTTTTGTCACCACTTACGCCTTTTTGTCCAAAGCGTATAAGTTTTTCTTGGTCACCATCTTTAGTTAATACTGCATGTGACTTAGTAGGATGATTAGGCGTTCTCTTAGGTTTATTATAACCTGAAAATGTTTCCTTACCCTTCTTAATCATTTCTTTTTCTTAGCTGTCTTTGCTGATTGTTTAAATGCCATAGCTGTAGGTGCACCTTTACTTCCTACTTTACGCATCTTCTCACCTGAGCCAGCTTTAATTCTAGCTTTCTTGGCTGCAATGTTAGCGTATAGACCTGGCTTATTTGCCACGTTTAGCTGCCTTTTTCATAGGTTTAGCAGCCATTTTGCTGCCTGTTTTTTTTGCGTATTCTTTAGCTTCCATTTTACCTTTTGAAGTGTAAGGAAATGCTTTAACTCCACTTTTTGTTTTTACCATTGGCATGATTATTTACCTTTCTTTTTAGCCATGCCAGCTTCTGATAAAGCAATAGCAATAGCTTGTTTAGGAGATTTTACTACTTTACCACCCTTACCTGAATGTAATGAACCTGTTTTAAACTCTTTCATTACTTTGCTTACTTTCTTCATCTTGCCTGCTTTTGTCTTCGGAGCTGACTTCATTATCTTTCCTTAATTTAATAAATCTATGGTCATATCTACAGTCGTTGCATAGCGGATACTCGGTAGAGTCAAAAGGGTCACCGCATTGATTACATATAGTTACTGAGAATGTCATATAAAAGAAAAAGCCCAACCACGGAGAGAGTGCAGTCAGGCTTTTGTGGGATTACGTTATTAACGGACAGGAGTTGTCCAACAAGTAGTATTATAGCATACTTTGCTATATCTGTTCAACAACATTATGCGTTTATCCGTCTTTCTGCTATTGTCAGCAAGTTATCGTATGCCATATCTAATTGCCAGTAAAAAGCTAATGGTGGTTTAGCACCTAAGTATTTAGCATAGATAGCGTCTTGTTGTCCTTGTTCTAAGCTATGCACTATAGCGTGTATGGTTCTAATATTGCTCATGTCTTGGGCAGAACACATCTCTTCAAATGCCTCACTTGTAGACTCTCCACCAGATGACATACCTATGCTTTTAGATGGATAGCCTAGCTTGTGATTATCCGACTTCATCCATAAAGCCCAATCCTCTAGGATGGACAATAAGCGTTCCATACTAATCATATTGTGTTAGCGTATAAGCTACGCTTTGCCCAAATGTTTCTTGTGTAGTTCTTTGTTGAAGGTTATGTTTAGCATCATCTGCGTTATGACTGATAACACCTTTTATTTGGTCTTCTGTAAAGTTTGCTGTATGTCCAAATATACCTTGTAGTGGATGTGGTTGTGGAATGTAATAGTGCATGAGTCTATTATCTTTATCTTTGAATGCGTGTATATGACCCTCCATCTTCATGGTCACAAGCAAGTTTTTAATAGTATTATAATTGCCATCTACATGTGCTGCTATATCTTTTATAGCTTTAGGCTCTGTAAGGTAAGCTAGTATTTTATCCCTGGTATTCACGATACATCCTTAATTTTACAATGCCACTTCTTCTTATCGTCTTGATGCCAACCATGCACATGAATAGTCCAACCAGCTTCACGAACATGTCCTACGTTTTCATGGTCACCTATTTTCTTTACTCTAGCTGACATATTACCTGCTGTAGTTGTTTGTACCGCTAATACTTCTTTACCCTTTAAAGCTAGTAAGTCTATAAAGCCAAACAAGTCCTGTCTTATCCTTGCAAAACTATTCCAATGTTCTACTACTGCTACTGTGTATCCTTCTTCTCGTAATTTTTTAAGACTTAACTGCGTTGGGCTAGTTGCCATCAAATTGACTTTCGTTAGGTTTAGATGTTCCTTCTTTAAATCTTTTCTCTACATTACCTGTGGATTTATTAAGTTCGTATTCATAAGTGTGTGGTGATACGTCAGGACTATTCTTTTCCTTTTTAAATATCTTGTCCCAGTTATCTTGTGCTTCTTGTTCAGAAATTAACAATGGTCTTCTTCCAGAACCTTTACCCATTACTTTACCTCCAAATGTCCGTTAGTAAATAACCAGCCTATAGTTTTACGGTGTGCTTCTTCCCATGCTGCTATTCTATCATGTTTATCTAACATCTTATCATTATCTATCATGTGGTGGCATTGATGGCATAAGAAAGCTATACGATAATCGTGTCCCTTAATACCTGTTCCTTTGCCATCACGTAGTTGGTTAGAGTGTGCAGATACTACAGTTCCGTCTTGCATAGAACACATCATACATGGTGCGCCATCTGCTAGTTTAAGTAATTTAGGGTTACGATAGTTCACTATAATCCCACATCCAACCTAAATTAGTTTGCGCCCAAATTTCTATTGAATTTTGATATTCAGTCATGTCGGATGTTGTTAGTTTTGTCGTTGACTTTATAAGCTCTACTGGCATACCTGCTATTTCTGTTTGGTATCGTAAAAATTTATATCCCATAAGTTCATGTATCTTATCTTTTTCAATACCTGTGTGCTGAGATATGCTTGTATACAATTGCCATAATCTTTCATTTTGTTCATGACTTCTGTTTAGTTTAGCGTCTGTTATTGTTACCCTCCAACGCTTAGTAAAGTCAAGTGCTTTTAATTTCTCGTACAACATTGGTAAGTTTTCGCTTGTTAAACTCCATTTCAGCATTATCGTATCCTTTACTTTTAAATATTCTTCCATCAATCAAAGTAGCTTTGTAAACCATATCCTTGTCCCATTTAGCTACGTCTTTAATAAACTTATTAGCTGAATTATCATTGCTCATCTTGGTGGACTCTCGTTATATCGTAAACCTTTTTGGTCAAACCAAAAGTTAAATGAACCTTCCCATTGTGCATTACGCTGCTTCTGTACAAAGACCTTAGCATCTGGGATAATCTTTAACTCTTCGTCAGAAGTTTTACCTTCTTCTATCAACTTCTCTTTGTATCTGTTACGCCATACACAAATAATATTATCACATAAGTTACGAATATGCGAACTTCCCATAATGTTTGTAGCGTCTGGTATCTCTGACTCGTCTTTAAGTTTTCTAGTATGTGCTACCAAGAAAATGCTTACTTGTAAATCACGTGCTATAACCGCCAAACTATTTGTCAGTCTTTTCTGCCCATCTAGGCTTTCTTCGGACACGTCATCTAATTTCATAAGACTGTCAATAATAAATACATCAACTCCTAACACATGCTTTCCATAATGTAAAGTTGCTATCATATCTTCTGACTTAGTGCTTCCTGTTTGGTCGTATATATATAATTTGTCTTTAGCTCTATCACAAAACTTATGTATATATTCATCTGTTGGCTCTGGTGAACCTAATGCTTGTGTAATCATTCTAGCTAATGTAAGAACAGGTCTCATTTCTAAAGACGCTATTAAACATTTAGTATTTTGTTTCATCATAGACAATACAACTTGTGATAACCACATTGATTTACCATGACCTGATACACCAGTAAGAATTGTTAATTCCGAAGCCCTAACCCTAAACTTATCTTCCGTCTTAATCCATCCAAGCGATTTACCACTATGAACTTCCTCACTAAAATACTTGACCAAGTCATCAGCAAATATATCCGTACCTTTAACCTTAAACTCTGCATGTCCATACCCCTCGTTATAAAATTCTTGAACTGTTGATTGGCTGACTGTTAATTTATCAATAACTTCGCCAATGTTCATACTCCACCTTCCCAAACTTTTTTAGGTTTGATAGTTTCTTCTATAGGGTCGTTCCACCTAGACTGATTAATGTAAGTAGTCGTT